CGGTGAAATAGCATCTATTGATGTTATTGCAACATTATCACCGTTGTTGCCTAGTGGTTTCAGAATTACACTATTACCAACTAGTAGAAGATATCCTGATACATCTTACTACATTGGTAAAGAAAGAACTTTATCTGATAGTAATAAAGATGTATTAGATAAAGTCCTTGGATAGTATTGTAATTAGAGAGATTAATGCGTGTATTTATGCGTGTTAATCTCTCTTTTTATTTATAAAGTAATACATACTGGCAATTGTTGTAGTATATAATTGGGGTGCAGTTATGAGCCTTATTACCCAATTCATACAGTTATAAAAGCATATTGAACGAGTAAAGCAAAAGAACATGGACTATCATAAGCGAAACCTTTCGAGGGAAAATGAGTAATGATATAAATTAGTATGTTTGTGTGGTTTAGTAAATATGCTTTTATTTCAAAGAATTAATATGACATCGTGAAAGGTAATAACAATGACAAATGAAGAAATATTATACCTATTAGATAAGGTAGGTATAGAGATAGAAAATACTATAAAACTAACTAAAA